TCATGCAAAAATTCTTTGATCAGGCAATCAGTGGTAACTGGAGTTACAATCCAGAACATTATCCCGACAATGAAGTTCCAGTTTCAGTAATGGCACAAGATTGGTTGACTACATATAAGTATGGTTGGAAGACAAGTTATTATCAAAACACATATGACATTAAAACAGATGAGGTAGAGGAACAGTCTACTTCACTTGACTGTTTGGTGTCCGAAATTTTAGACACATCGGAGGAAGAGTGTGAATCCTGCAAAATTTAAAATCTCATCAACAGATAGGAGTACTATGCCAGCAGTTAAAGGTATGACAGTATTCAATACTGAAGAGGTTGATACTAAGAAACAACCCATGTTTTTTGGTAAACCTTTAGGTGTTCAAAGATATGATAACTTTAAATACAATCAATTTGAAAATCTAACTAAACAACAGTTAGGATATTTCTGGAGACCAGAAGAGGTTTCTTTACAGAAAGATCGTGGTGACTATCAATCATTACGTCCAGAGCAGAAGCATATTTACACTTCGAATTTGAAGTATCAAATTATGCTTGATTCTGTACAGGGTCGTGCACCAGGCATGGCATTCCTACCATATTGTTCTCTACCTGAATTGGAAGCATGCATGGAGTGTTGGTCATTTATGGAGATGATTCATTCACGTTCATACACTTATGTGATTAAGAATGTCTACCCAGATCCATCAGAAGTGTTTAATAAAATATTATCTGATGATCGCATTCTAGAACGTGCTGCGAGTGTGACCGAATCATATGACACATTCATCAATTATGCACAGGAGTGGGGTCAGGGTAGCATGTGGAAAGATGATTGGAAGGCATCACCATCATCAGTCTGGACACGTAAAGATTTAAAAAGACACTTATATAGGGCAGTCGCAAATGTTAACATACTGGAGGGAATTCGTTTTTACGTCAGCTTTGCTTGTAGCTTTGCTTTTGGAGAACTCAAACTCATGGAGGGATCAGCAAAAATTATCTCCCTCATTGCCAGAGACGAGAACCAACACCTTGCAATCACCCAAAATATAATAAACAATTGGAGAAAGGGTGATGATCCTGAGATGAAGGAGATTGTAAAGGAAGAAGAACAGTGGACTTATGAGATGTTTGATCGTTGTGTGAATGAAGAAAAGGTATGGGCAGAATATCTATTTAAAGATGGTAGTATGATTGGTTTAAATGATAAACTACTTCATCAGTATGTTGAGTGGATTGCAAACAAGAGAATGAAGTCAATCGGACTGAAACCTGTATATGATATATCTGCAAGAAATAATCCATTACCTTGGACACAACATTGGATATCATCAAAGGGTCTGCAAGTTGCACCACAGGAGACAGAGGTGGAGTCATATATAGTGGGAGGAATCAAACAAGATGTGAAAAAGGACACATTTAGTGGTTTCAAACTATAACGCATGATACTATGGATGATAAAGATCTACTTGATGAACTAAAAGAAAGAATCAAAGAAGGACCTGTTATCTTTACACCAGATGAGGACTTTTTAGATAGATTAAATCCTAAAGATGATATTGAATTATACAAGGATGCTATCAAAGATGCTGCTGATAGTTACAATCAAGATATAAATAAACTTAATAATGATGAACAATCTGAGGAATCCATTTAACTTTGTCAAAAATACTCGTCAAAGTTACTGTAGATTTTATCAAAAAACCTTTACTGAGGTGCAAGTGCAAATAGAAACTGAAGACCCTGCGTGGATTCCGCTAGATACTTTAGTTGCTATTACAAAAAAGTATGAGTCAGTATGAAAATCCTTGGTTATATAATGAACAAATTTTTGATAGTGATCTGATTGGTGATTATTATGGGTTTGTTTATCTAATTAGTGGTAAACAAACAGGAAGAAGATACATAGGTAGGAAATATTTTTGGCAGAAGAGAAAACCAAGAACAGGGTCGAAGAGAAGAGTTACGTCCGAAAGTGATTGGAAAAAATATTACGGTAGTTGCCCAGAACTAAAAGAAGATATAAAACAATTTGGTAAGTTAAATTTTAAGAGGGAGATATTAAGTTTACACAAAACAAAAGGTTTGGTTAATTTTGAAGAGACAAAACAGTTGTTTTTAAATAATGTATTGAGTGAGTCTCTTGACGATGGAAGACCTTTATATTATAATAGTAACATTCTAGGACGCTACATGCGGAAAGACTATGGACAATTTTAATGAAACGTTAAAAACAACTCATGATTGGGCTATGAGTCGCATTCAAGCATTATGCGAGACTAGTGACCTTCATACAGTTGAAGATGGTTGTGCAATTCATGATGAATTTGCGGAATGGTTCTACTTTGAAAAAGAAGAACTTGATATATTTTCACTCGCTTACATAGGAGAAGATAGTGAGTATGCTTAGTAATGAACAGATGAAACTTAGACAACAAACTTTAAGTATCTTACTTAGAAATTTTAATGATAATCGTGCTATTTATGAGTGTGCTGATGAATGGACAAATAAATTTGAAACTACTTCTGGACTAATCAAATACTATAAAACTTATTTTGATAAATAAGAGTGCATTCTAGTATGTAACATGGTAGATAAAAAACCAGAGCAAAAGGTTGAGGAAAAACCGAAAAATCTTTTAACAAAAATTAAAGAGAGTGTCGATGATAAGGAAGAGCAACTTGCATTTTTATCTACAATTGTAAGACTTTCTGTTCTTGTATGGTCTGCAGGAATCTTAACTTTAGCATATGTTAAGTTACCAGCGGCATTTAATATACCAGAACAAAAGCTTGATCCAACTTTCATAGCTTCTGTGTTCACAGGAACTTTAGCGACTTTTGGCGTCCAAGCAGCAGGTAAGAAAAAGGGTGGAGATAGTGGTAGCAGTAGTGCAAACATATCTAAAAAGGATATGGAGTTCCTTATTGCTAAAGCATCCGAAACTGCACCAGCACAAACAATCAGAATCGAGCAAGCACCAGTATCAATCGTACCGACTGCTGCACCTAAAAAATAGGAATTTGAATTATGGATATGGAAGAGGCGATGTTTGGACCAGAGGTAAAAATCTCAAATCCCAAAAAAGAAAAACCAAAAAAGAATATTAATTTAACCAAGTGGTTTGCACTTGGTCTTGGTGGAATTTTTGGTCTATCTCATATTGGTTTAATTGGTATGATAAGTCGAAAAGATAATTTACCAATCATAAGTCCACCTGTAGGACCTTATACATCATATCTAGCAGAAGTTAGTAAAGAAGGATATCGAATTAGTTACAAAGCAAATGATCCTAAGACAGCATTTATTACTAAGGATATCAAAGAGAAAGGTGGTTTCTTAGGATTAGCAAATGAGAAAACTCAGATCACTGAAGAATACTTTATGGATGGTCAAATTAATCAAGGTGGTTCTGTTTCGAATCATAGATCTTGGATGGATCAACCACCTGGTTTAACTAATAAACAAGCAGAAGAAATATCTGCAGCAAAATCAGAAGAATGCATCAAGGCAATTGGATCAGCAGAAGGCACAGGTAGATTAGTTGGTACAAGTGTTGGTGCAGCTGCTGCTCCTACTCTTTCCTCTATTCCCTTTGTTGGTTGGGTTGCTGCAGGTTGGGTAGCAATGTTTGGAGGTAATCAAGGTGCAGATATTGGTGGTAATATGGCGGAAAACTTAAATAAAAATTGTTAAAAATGATTGCTCTTATAGTTGTTGTTGTTCTTATTGCCGCTGCAGGTATTTTAATTAAAATTTATGATCCGCATACGTAAATTTTTATATTTAAGAATTTTATAATGAAAACTAATTTACTTGTTATTGATAATTTTTATAATAATGTTGATAATGTGAGGGAATTTGCTCTTTCACAAGAATTTAGTATTAAAGGTAATTATCCAGGAGTAAGAACTAAAAACTTTAATAATGAAAGTACAAGGAATGAAATACAAAAATTAATTTATCCGCATGCAGGTAAAATAACTGATTGGATGGAAGGCGAAAATCAATATACTGGATCATTTCAAATAACTAATTCATCTCATAAGAGTTGGATTCATACTGATGATTATAATAATTGGGCAGGAGTTATATATTTAACTCCAAATGCTCCACTTATTGGTGGAACTGGATTCTACAAATCAAAAATAAATGAATCTATGTATGGGCATAATGATGATGATATAGCAGTGTATGGTCAGGATAAATCTAAATGGGATCTTGTTAATGAGGTTTGTAATATCTACAATAGACTTATCCTTTTTCGTTCTAATCAATGGCACACTTCAATGGAGTATTTTGGTAATAATAATGAGACTGGTAGACTTACACAAGTGTTCTTTCTTACTACTGAACAATGAATCTTTGGAAAAATTATAAAGATGTGTTGCATCAAACCTTCCCTTTACATAATGGGGTGGGAAGTGTTTGGGCACAATGGCAGGGGAAAGATACTTTTCTAACTGCAAAGACATACACCACTCAATATATAATTAAAAGTAGAGAGGTAGAAATCTGGAATGAAAAATCTTGCATATACAACAACATCATCTATCCTAAAACAGGCAGTAATCTTCCATGTTTTGGTATGGATCTTATGGGATTCTTTGACAAGAAGGTCATTATTGTCTTTGATTTCCAACATCCTGTAGAAAACTATTTGTTTTCTGTTGACGGATTACCAAAAGGAAAAGGTGATTATCGTTTCTTTGAACCAGGTAATCATTTTTCAGAAAACATTTATATTCGATATTGTACAATGGATGAGGTGGATGAACACCTTGAGATGTTTACAACTTACTTGACAAAATACAAAGATATGATAGAATTAGAGAAACCGACTGGTGATGATACCAGTTTTTATAAAGACTTTGATACTTATATGACTAAATTAGATCCAGTTGGGGGATATCTTTCTGGTAAGTTTGGAAAAGAAAAAGCAGAGTCACTTGTGAATGATTTTTTATTTTGTTTTAAATAACGATGACTAAAAGAAAAAAAACTACCTTCCAAAAAATTGAAGATGTATTGACCGATTTTGCGATGTGGCATAAAAAATTAATACGTAAATTTAGAAAATGGTTTAATCTTACAGACTATAAACTCCTATGGATATCCTTTGCGAAGGGTTTATTGTTAGGGATTGTAATTGTATGCATCATTGGGTGAGGGAGTCCACACATAAATGCGTAATTATACTTAGTATGTTATACTAAATAGTAGTGTACTGGAGTTGAAACTATCATGTCCCATTACGTCATAGGTTATCACGACCTACAGAATAATCATTACGAAATCTGCGAGTACGCAGATGACGCATACAACGCAATAAAACAAGCAAAAGAGGATTTGCCCGATATGAAGGCAAGTCCTCTTTCTTGTGAATACTGTATTAAGGAGGATTAAATGAAAAACATACCAATTACATCTACCTTAGTTATTTTTGCAACCATAGGAACAGCACTTTGGTTCTATCCACAATATGCATGGGCAACACCTACATTATTATGAAAAAATTTAACACATGGGTATTAGATACCACAATTTATATCATTGATTTTCTCTACAGAGGTAGAGACTTTCAAAGATTTTGGGTTTTGGAAGTCATTGCAAGGGCACCTTACTTTGCATTTATCAGTGTGTTACATTTTCGTGAATCACTTGGATTGCGAGGTGAAGAACATATATATTTGATGAAAGAACATTTCTATCAAGCACTCAATGAAACGGAACATTTGGAAGAGATGGAACTTAGGGAGGGAAATAAGTATTGGATCGATAGGTTCTTTGCCAAGCATCTTGTTTTATTTTATTTTTGGGTCATGGTTGGCTACTATTTTGTTGATCCTGTTAACGCTTACGATATCAACATGAAGATCGAAAAGCATGCTTTTGAAACATATACAAAGTATAGTGCTTATCACCCTTTAGATGCTAAGATTGCAGAGATTGCTCAAGACGAATATGAGCATTCCAAAGAATTACAAAAGGCGATGTTGATGATTGCATAGATAATACTAATCACATGTATTAGTTTATGTTATCTACCAATTATCGTTTAAGGTTAGAGGCAATCTGCAAAGATATTGCATCAGGAACAGAAGTAAGTATTGAAGATATGATATGGGCACAAAAATTAGCAAAGGCTAATACAAGTGCAAGGGGAATGTTGTCCTCTGCAAGAAGACTAGCAACTGATACAGATGGATCTTGTCTTAAGTACCTAGATATTGGAGATCCAAAATCAGACAAGAAAGGATTTTATGGTGCAGATGATATTGCAGACTGGTTTCGAAACGATAGATCTGATGATTGGAGACAGAGAGATTGATTCGACTTCTAAAATTATTAGGTAATATTGTAGATCCAAGTTGGTGGGCAGATATTATTGGTGAGAAATCAGGAGCATATGAACGTGCAAGAAAACCAAATAAGTTTAAAGAATGGAAGTTAAAGCAACCTCTATGGAAACAATTTTTTATAGAAGTTTTAATGTTTACATTAATCGCATTAGCATTTGAACCAGTGTTAAATATGTTAGGTATGTCCATGTTACCTTGGAGGTGGTTTTGATTAAATTTAATTTCGAAAAACAATTTGGTAAAGGCACAGATCCTTGGTATGAAAAGGCAGAAAGGTGGGTTAAGAAAAAATTCAAGAACCCATATTTTCAGCACCTTGCTTTAGGTTTCATTGAGTGGTTAAAGCAAAAATGGATTGATGTTAAAATTGCAAATACAATGAGAGAGATTGATAGGCAATCAGATGAAATTAAAAAAATCTGGCAAGAAGAAAATTATCCATATCCATGGGATGGATTTACCCAACCCACGATCAAAGAAACTCCATCTGAAGTTGAGGGTTTGAATGATATAGAAATCGAATATAACAAATATTATCATGGGTAGTGTTGTTTGGAGCATAATTTGGATGATTGGAATTCTCTTGATTTCTGTAGGAGTTGTGATATACTACATAATGAGATACGATCATTTTTGGCCAAATGACTAAAAAGAAAGAAAAACGTGAGTATGCGAAGAATCGTGAAGAATACTTTCGTGAGTTTCATCGAGTCATTGCACCTGTGGTGGTAATGAAAAAGTATGATGAATAACACCTCTGAGAAAATTATGAGTCAAATTTTTAATATATTTCCTACAACAATTTATGTTGGAGAGGTTATTGGTCATGAAAGTTTTAAGAGTGAATTTTTAAAATTATACGATAAATTTGATTATGAAGAGAATGATTTATCTAATACTGTAAGTGAAGGTCAGGTTGATCCACTTATTCATCTAGAACCATCAATGGATGATATGTTTAAAGAAATTATTAAACATATAAAATCTTATGTTTTAGACACCCTGAAATTTAAAAATATGTTTAATTATAGTATCACAAAGACTTGGATTTCTAGAACAAGAGATAATAAAGAAATCCCCTGGCATATTCATTCAACAAGTCATATTTCTTTTGTTTATTATTTGAATATACCACCTTATTCTCATACCACAAAATTTTTAAACAATGAGAATTATAATAGTCTATTTCTTGGTTCTAATTCTCATAATAAAAATGATGATAAAAATATGATTTCCGAGTTTAATGCTCTTAATTGTAAAACTTTTTTTATACACCCAGAAGAGGGTCATGTCGCAATATTTCCTAGTAGAGTATCACATGGGACAAAGTGTATAAATCCAGAATTTAGTGGTGAAAGATTATCTATTGTGGGTGACGTTAATTTAATTCTAAAGGATGAGCATCTACTTCATTCGATGGGTTTAATAGATGAAAAATATTGGAGGAAGTATGATGGATAAACTACTAATTATACCAATATTCTTTTTAACAATGTGTGCACCTGCACCAGTCACTCCACCTGTAGAGGCGATGGAGGTGGAAGAAGAATTAATGTGGAAAGCTTTAGAGTATATACAAAACTATAATACGTTACAAAAACAAAAAACAAAACCTGATGATGCTATAAATAGTGCACTGGATAATTTTTGGGAGGATAGTTATGGGAGCAATGATCCCACCGAGTCGGAAGAGTTGTTACAATTTTCGGGTGACGGAGATTAATCGTGTTGTTGACGGGGATACTATTGATGTCACCATTGATCTTGGGTTTGATTTATACAAGAAAGAAAGAGTTAGAATTGCAGGAGTTGATACGCCAGAGAAGAGAACAAGAGACTTGGAAGAGAAGGCACTGGGATTAGATGCCACAAATTGGATGAAAGAACAATTAGAAGGAGCAATCGATGGAGATGATGAACTCACTATACGAACTGAACTCAAAGGTGGCATGGGTAAGTATGGTAGGTTGCTTGGTTGGTTATACGTTGGCGATGCTGATGTATCACTCAACGAACAAATGATAACCGAAGGATATGCATGGGCATATGATGGAGGAACAAAACAAAAAAATTTCGAAGAACTACGTGAGATTCGTAGATCTTTCGGATCATTAAACGAGGGTTAAAACAATGCAAAAAATTATTAATGTAATCGCAATCGCAAGTGGAGTCGTATCACTTACAGTCGTAGGACTTGGAGGATATGTATTCATACGTAAGGATGCAATTATAGATGGAGTCAAATCTAAAATTACAGAATCAGTCATGGGATCTGTCGGTGGTATGTTACCAGATGTAATGGGAGGAGTGTTACCAGAGACAACAGGACCAGCATTACCTAGTGCTCCCCTTCCTAAATTTTAATGGAACCTATTGAAGAAATTAATATACCATTAATCCAACAGATAGGGTCAAGATCATGGATGTATACAATTCCATCTGTCCCAAACAATGACCCACCTGTAACTTTACAGTTGGGTTTTCCTATTGTTGAGTTACCTGGTTGTGTTGAAACACATCAAGATAATAAAATAGGGGCAAATAGATTACCCCTTGATCGTGATTTGGTTAATGATGATCCAAATGGAGTTACAATATTATGTCCAAATGGTGAATATCCATCTTATGATGCGATGAATTTTGAGGCTGTACAGGCGGTTCCCACAACGGCAGCAGCTCCACCACCAGTTGCACCACCTGCACCAGAGATTCCTGATACTGGTAAAGTTATTCCTCCAGAAAAAGAAGTGCTTTGTCCTGGTCCAAATCAGTTGAGAGTTGGTGATGTTACTCAATCAGGTGATGAAAGGGTTGTTGGACATCGACTTCTTGGTGATGGAAAAACCTGTGAGACATTATATGAACCCACTACAGTAGTCGAAAAATTTCTTCCACCATTAAATCAGGCATCAACTGTGACGGCACTCGCAGTTTTTGCAACGGCAGGAGCTGCAGCGACACCATTATTAATAAGAGTTATAAGACCTGTAATTAAAAAATTATGGACAACAATACAGAAAAAAATAGGTAAAGAAGTTAAGAGACCTTCTATGGCAGAGGTAAGAACAAATAAGTATCGTGAAAAGAAAGGACTCCCACCGATGAAGAGAAAATAATTACTTAATTCTTCCAATTGAAACAGTTTTTAAATCTTTAGCCTCACCTTTTGGGTTTGGTGTAATCTTATGATTATGTTTGCCAACTACACCAGGTGGATTAATTAACATAACATCAGCACATACACTATGATAAGGAGACTTTGGGTGAAATACAATTCCAGCCTTCATTAGTTCTCCACAGTTTTTAAGTCTTGCAATCTCAAAGTCTAATCTTTTGTTTGCAACTGTTTGAGTCATTAAATCTATATTTGCCTGTGCTGCTTCTTTACATTGTTTTTGTAATTCTTCGTCAAGTGGTTTTGACCATGTGGCAGAGAAACCTAATGAAATTGTATAGTTATCTTGTTGACCAGTTCTTGTAGGGATTTCATATAAGATTTCACCAGGATTGTCTGGAATATTATCATCATCATTGTCTGCGTTGTTGTACACTGGATCGAGGTACATTCTTTCGAATGGTTTTTTATATGAAACTGATGCATTTGCATAGGGTGTAAGGTTTCTGGTAGGTCCTTGACACTGTATCCCACCACCATACGTGTTTGTTATATACGGACCTTGTAAAACCTGAATTGCCTGGTTGGTCACTGAGCCCGAAGAATTAGCTATGGGATTTGCAGTTGCACTTACACCACCCACATCAGTAGCAAATGAAGGGGTTGCTGTTCCTAATGTGAGACTCAGTGCGATCAGTTTGAGAACGTGCTTGTCGTGTTTGTGACACTTTCTATGGTGGTAGTGCGCTGTATTATTGTTTGCGTCTTGAGTCCTGGTCCAGAATAACTTTCTGTGAATTGGAAAGCTACTCCTGGTAATGTCATTGTGAAGTTTGGTTTTGTGTTTAGATCTAAACCAGTCCATGTTGAAGTCACTCCGTCAATGGTATTTTCAGTCGTCAAATTTGCTGTTGGTGATATTGATGTCCCGTCCATTTCTACGTTAGTACCAGTGATGACATACTGATAGCCTGTATCATAATTCATCGAATTTATGGTCTCCACCACCGTAGAAGTAGTTTCGGTGGTTGAAGTCATCGCGCCCTGGGTGAAATTAGGTACCACTGGCACAGCAATCGCAGTCCTCGCACTCGCAAGGACACATGCAACCACACTTAGGACATATATCTTTTTCATTAGTCATTATAACATAAATTAGTTAATTGTCAATTCACTAACAAATTGTCCTACAGCGTCAGTACCAGCTCCGCCAGCTGTTATTGTCATGACACCCGCAGATGTAATTGTTCCAGCTAAGTCTCCAGCAACACCACCACTTGATGTTGTAACCTCACCAAATGCTGGCATATCAGCTACGACACCTGCAGCTACATCAACACCTGAACCAATAGTATTTACTGCATCACCATAAGTGAATGATTCACTAAAGCTATATGCAGACCCTGCTGTGGTCAATTCATAATCAGTTTGCTTCATGGTTGCTGCTGCCGTCACTGATCCTGGTGCGGTTAACCCACCAAAATCTGCTGAGTCTGCAACGGAAATATTGTTACCACTAGAACTATATGTCGATCCAATACGAGTCGATTGAGTCGCAGCTGCATCAACTGAAAGTTGTGTGCTGGTCGATAATTTATGCACCAAGTCTGCCTTTGCAGTTAATGGTGCGGTCATCAAAAGCATAACGATAGCTAAAAATTTTTTCATGCCCTGAGACAATATACCTATGTGCTATTTAGGTTTTAAAAAAGTGTATAAATAAACCAGTACAAATATTAATTAATTACTTATTATGTCTGAACAACAAGATCATCTAGCAAATTTGTTACAGCAAAGACAAACGTTAATAGATGAAATTAATGGATTGCAGCAGCAAGCAACAGAAAAGAGAGAATTACTTTTAAGAGCATCAGGTGCAATCGAATATCTAACACAAATCGGAGTTAAATTACCAGAGAAACCTGCAGAAACTCCAGCAGAACCAGTCGCAGAGACAGAGGTTGTTGAAGAAGTTGCGGAAGAAGCACCAGTAGCTTGACATATAATATAAAGACTGTTATACTATATTTGTTGGACGCAACATGGGAGTGACTGAATAAACTTACTGGCAACCGCTGGTTAAGGTGATGAGACACAGGTGGTGCTGCTACCGAGAGGTAGAACCGATCAACCAATCGGGTCTCAGGCAATAACGTATTTACTACTGTAGTAATGCCCGTTATTTGTTGGTACACAGGAATCCAACCTCCCTCTTTTTTTAGACCTAAGATGCAACTCTATGAGTCGGGCAGATGGTCTTATTTTTTATGAACTTATTATCAAATGAAAATATTTTTAGACACTGCTGATACAACCGCAATACAGGAAGGATTCAACACAGGTTTAATTGATGGTGTCACAACCAATCCCACACTCATTAAAAAAAGTGGAAGAGATCCAGAGACAGTATATAAAGAACTGATTGATATGGGAGTACCAGACATCAGCATGGAAGTTGTCGGTAATCGAAAGGAAATGTATAGAGAAGGTGAAAGACTTGCGAAAAAATTTGGAAGTTATGCGACTATTAAAGTTCCTTGTACACCTGATGGACTTGCAGTTTGTAGACAGTTAAAAAAATTAATAATTCGAGTTAATGTAACACTTATATTTTCACCATCACAAGCAATATTAGCAGCAAAGGCAGGAGCGACATACATATCACCTTTTGTTGGAAGAGTTGATGATAATTCTTTCGGTGGTCTATGCCTTATCAAAGACATCGCAAATATATTTTCAAAACAAAATTGGAAGAGGACTGAAATATTAGGAGCATCAATTCGTAATGTTCGTGATGTAGGACGTGCATTTGAGTATGGTGCAAATATATGCACTATACCACCAACTGTTTTTAACAAGATGTATAATCATATTTTAACTGATAAAGGATTAGAACTCTTTGATAATGACTGGAAATCCGTACAAAATGTATAGCTTGACACAATCTCAAAGAAAGTGTATACTAAATATCATTACATAGAACAAAGGACTCGAAAGATCGTAACCCTGCGTAGAATGTAAAATTCTTAGTCGAAAGAATTTCCATCCGCAGGTTTTTTATTGTCTGCGAGATACTTTAAAAACAAATGATTAAATCAACAATCGCTGCAGTAGCAGCATCTCCATTCCTATTCGCTGGTGCAGCTTTTGCTGGTCCATACGTTAACTTGGAAGCGACTGGTTCTTATCCTGAAGGAGCATACGCATCTGGTGGACTAGAAGCAGTAATCGGATACGAAGGAGCAACAGAAAGTGGAATCGGATACTATGTATCTGGTGGTCCTACAGTCACTCATACAGAAACTACTGATGAGTTTGGTGATGTTGAACTTATTGGATATGTTGGAGCAACATACGACAAGTTCTACGGAGAAGTCTCTGGTGTAACTACACCTGCTGACGAAATTGACTGGTCTGCAAAAGCAGGTGTGAAGTTCACATTCTAAATTAAGTATCGCACTGATACAGAGACCTCTTTTTAGGGGTCTCTTTTTTTATTGTCAAGATTTCGTAACAATAAATATTGTTACAGGAGGTAAAGACAAATGTTACATTTACTAGGAAAAGGACAAGCACCAGAATGGGACGAAGATAAACACGATATAGAGGAGGTCTTTGCCCTTCTATGTTACAGAGGAATACACTATGCAAAGTGGGTATTCGTAGGAGATATCTTTGGGCAAAACTGGAATTTGAGAAATCCAAGACAAGAAGGTTAAGACAAGGTGAACGGTATACAAAGACCTCTACATAGTAGGGGTCTTTTTTATATAATGAATCTACTTAAACATCCGTTGTTTCAGATCAATATGATATTGGTTTGTTCTCTTGTGTTCATAGAGTTGCTACACCTTAATTATCACAGAACAGCACCACCTTGTCCTGTACAGCAAATAGAAATGGAAGATGATTGGTGATATATAGTTATGATATCGTAACAATATAATGTTTCGTAAAATAAAATCAATATTGAAGATAGTAGTTCCAGTTGCTATTGTGGTTCAACTGACTGCTATCATTTTTTTGTTAAGAGAAGATAAGATATTTAACTGTAGAATGTATGGTAAAGGAGCAATAGCCTGTAGGCAGATAAAACTATGATATATAATAGTAACGTATATGTGATTGGTCTTTGATAAATGGAACCGATTAGAGTAAGATGTAGATCCTGTGGAAAGGAGGTATCAGCACAGACTGGCAAAACTGCGAGTTGTGGATGTCTCAACATGGTAACAGTATCAGGAGATACAATATCTGCAAATGATATGTCTAAAGTAATTATGTTAAGTCCACGTAGAGAGGAACAAGTAACAAAAACTTTGTTTTCAAAAGAAGACTTAGAGTTTCAAGAATTGAGGAAAAGGAGAAAAATAAGAAAATTAGATTTTGAGGTCAGATAAATATTTGCTAAACCTGAATCCCATGTTATAATGGTTTATAATGGTTAACATCTAGAAACATACCATGATCAAAACTTTAATCACAGAGTTTCCTATAACAGACGTTCCTGTAGAAAGGAGTATCAGTAAGGAGAAAATTAAAAAGTACACCTATTCAAAAGCAGAGGTAGATACCCTCATTGATGCTGCTGTTGAAAGAGCAGTTGCGGAAGCAAGAAGAATTGATGAAGAGTCAATGGCAAAGCATAATCGTGAAGCTACTGTCATTAGTATGATTCTTGGGTTCACTACTCTTGCATTATTTGTTGATGGTCTACTTAGAATGTTGGGTATCATACCACCGTTCATGGATCTTGATGTTAATATCTTAGATAAGATTGAAACTGATATTATAGATAGAGTAAGACAGGTTCCTATACAGAAAATGTTTCCACATGGTTTTAGATGAATGACATTTCAGTCTTAATATATTTTTTATTATTTGCGGTTGTTGTGGGGATGACTTTTGCATTTATGTATGTTATGATGAGAACCACAATCAACGAATTTAATAAACCTAGAAATAACATTCATCCAGAAATGGAAGAAGTTCAATCAGGTGATGAGTTATTAGTCTTTACCATCAATGAAGATGATGAGGATAATGATGAAGGCAGTCTTACTATTATTAGAAAATGAAACCAACAGAAAATTACGAACAACTTACAGAAAGATTCACCAAGAGAATTAAACAACTTGGAGAAGAACAATCAAAACTTGATGACTCATATGATAAGTGGGTCAAACTAAATGACCAATTAAGTTATTTACAAGGATGTCTTGATACTGTACAATATTTAATGAAAGGAGAACTTCCGAATGATGGAAATCATAACGGTATGAAAAATCACCAACCCACAACCAATGATTAGTTTTTTATTTTCAATGGCAGGTTTTTTAAACCTCTTATTTTATATCTTTGCAATAGGAGCTGGAATTTCATTTGTTCTTGAACAGTTTGTTAAGGACGATGAGAGAAATCTCTATATCGTGCAGACTAATAGAAGATATTGTTTCAGACAAGCATGGATGACCAATGTTTATTGGTTTCTGTGTAATATAGGTTTGTTTTTAATATCAAGAAATATGCAGACACCATCAGATACTTTTTGGGATGGTATGTAATATCTTGACATATAATAGAATTTTGTTTATAATATAATCATACATCCCTTTTTATTATGAAAACAATTATTCATCACCAAAACTTTCCATATAGATATGTAGAGTGTGGAATACTTGAGATCAACGATGAACCAGATTATCGTATTCAAAAGTATAATCAATACTCTGATAGATATCAGAACATGTATTATTGTGATAATCGTATGCAATTTGATACTGCTATTGAGGACTTTGAATATACTAAATGGTTAGATCCTGCAGGTGTTCCATGTTATTCTAAGAACACATGAAAGAAACAAGACCTTGGGGATCCTATGAAGTTATAAATCAAGGATCAAGATATAAAGTAAAATGTATAGAAGTTGCTGCTGGATTGAGTTTGTCTCTTCAAAGACATACTCATCGAGCAGAGCATTGGGTCGTTGTTGAAGGAACAGCGCTCGTACACATTGATGGTGAAAAAAAATTAGTGATTGAAAATGAAAGCACCTTTATCCCTGTTGGTATTAAACATAGATTAGAAAATCCTGGTAGAATACCACTTAAGATAATCGAAGTTCAAAGTGGTGCTTATTTGGAAGAAGATGATATAGAAAGATTTGAAGATGATTATGGGAGATCCTAAAATGAAAAAAGTATTAATCACAGGTGGTGCAGGTTTTATTGCACACCATTTAATTGGTCACATATTGGAGACCACAGACTGGGAAATCATAACACTAGATCGTCTAGATTATAGTGGTAATTTAAATCGATTACATGATTTAATGATTTCTTTTATGCCCGAAACAAAAAGAAGAGTTAAGATTGTTCATCATGATTTAAAGGCAGAATTAAATCCATTAGTTCGTAGTGAGATAGGAGATGTAGATTACATATTACATCTTGCAGCAGGATCACATGTTGACCGAAGTATAGATTATCCAATGGAATTTGTAATGGATAACGTTGTAGGAACTTGCAACATTCTTGAGTTTGCTCGACTTCAACCCAACCTTGAAAGATTTGTATATTTTAGCACTGATGAAGTATTCGGTCCTGCACCAAATGGTATTAAGTATAAAGAGAATGATAGATACAATTCTACAAATCCATACAGTGCTACAAAAGCAGGTGGAGAGGAGTTAGCAGTTGCTTATCAGAATACATATAATCTACCTGTGTATATCACACACACTATGAATGTATTTGGGGAAAGACAACATCCAGAAAAATTCATACCCATGTGTATTCGAAAAACAAGAGATAATGAGTATATAACAATTCATAGTGATTCAACAAAGACAGTACCAGGTTCAAGACATTATATACATGCTGGAGATGTCGCATCTGCTGTTCTATTCTTGTTAAATTATGAAGGAACATTTAAACCTACATGGGGTAATGCTAAATGTCCTAAGTTTAATATTGTTGGTTCTGAGGAGTTAAATAATTTAGAGTTAGCACAAATCATTGCTGATACCCAAGAAAAAGAATTATTATATGAAATGGTAGATTTTCATTCATCAAGACCAGGACATGACTTGCGGTATGCTCTTGATGGTGATAAAATGAAAGAACTTGGATGGGAACCTGCCAAATCTGTCCGAGAAAGGATTGCTGAAGTTACAAAGTGGACTCTTGCAAACAGACGTTGGATTCGAATTTAGGAGAAAAACATGAAAAAAGCATTAGTATTAGGCGCAGGTGGATTTATTGGAAGTCATATGGTAAAAAGACTTCGTAAAGAAGGTTACTGGGTGCGTGGTGTGGATCTGAAACATCCAGAATTTTCTAAAACTGAAGCAAATGAATTTATTATCGGAGATCTACGTGATGGAAATTTTGTGCGTCGTGTGATCCAATTTAAAGGATATCAAGGAAACTTTTTCAATGATATTCCATATAAATTATTAGAATCATTTGATGAGATTTATCAGTTCGCTGCCGACATGGGTGGTGCAGGATTTGTATTTACTGGTGAGAATGATGCATCTATTATGCATAACTCTGTATCAATCAATTTGAATGTTCTCGAAGAGCAACGTAAATTTAATGAAGCATATAAAGTAAATAAAACAAAAATATTTTATTCTGGTTCTGCTTGCATGTATCCAGAGCATAATCAACTTGATCCAAATAATCCAGATTGCCGTGAATCATCAGCATATCCCGCAGACCCCGACTCAGAATACGGATGGGAGAAACTCTTCTCCGAGCGTCTTTACCTTGCTTATAGTCGGAATCATTCTATGCCTGTACGGATTGCTCGATACCATAACATCTTCGGTCCTGAAGGAACTTGGGAAGGAGGTAGAGAGAAAGCACCAGCAGCAATCTGTAGAAAGGTAGCTCATGCAGGTCTTGCCGATAGCATCGAAGTATGGGGTGATGGTAAGCAGACTCGATCCTTTTTGTACATTGACGAATGCATTGAAGCAACTCGAAGATTGATGGAATCTGATTTTATAGGACCTGTGAATATTGGTTCAGAAGAGATGGTTACTATCAATGAGTTGGTAAGAATAACTGCAAAAGTAGCACAAAAATCCATAGGCAGAGATCACATTGACGGTCCTTTAGGTGTTCGAGGTCGTAACTCGAATAATGATTTAATACGTGAGAAACTTGAATGGGATTATCAACAATCTCTTGAAGAAGGTATTCGTAAAACTTATGTATGGATTAGTGAACAAATAAATGCTGGCATTTAATCATCTTGGTAAGTTGGGACAACTGGGAAATCAGATGTTTCAGTATGCCTCCACAAAAGGTATAGCATCTAAATTAAATATTCCTTTTATGATACCTGACCATAAAGAAATATTTGACGATGGTATAGGTAATAGATATCCTATATTAATTCATGATGCTTTTAATTTGGATGGTAAAAGAGGTATGTTACAGACTCAGGATTACATTCAAGAAACTACTTTTCACTTTGAAGAAAAGTTTTTTAATATATTACCTAGTACTAATGTATCATTATGGGGATTTTTTCAGACTGAAAAATATTTTAAACATATTGAGGATGATATAAGAAAAGATTTTACTTTTCATAATGATATTTTTATTGCATGTAAAGAACTAAGAGAAACTGTAGATAATCCTATAGCTCTTCATATACGTAGAGGAGATTTTATTTGGAACAATGCACATCATCCACCATTAGGATTGGATTATTATGAGAAAGCATTAAAAGAATTTGATGATGACAGGAATGTTATTATATTTTCTGATGATACTAAGTGGTGTAAGGAACAAAACTTATTTGAGAGTGATAGATTTATTGTCGCCGAAGATAATGATCAGTTCCATGACTTATGCTTGATGAGTATGTGTGATGATTTTATTATTGCTAATTCAACATTCTCTTGGTGGGGTGCTTGGTTGGGTAATAGAGGAAAAGTTATTGCACCTAAGAAATGGTTTGGAGAAAATTTAAATCATGATACAAAAGATCTTTATTGTGAGGAATGGATTTTGTTATGAAGAAAATTAATTATTATATTCTTGGTCCTTGGGCCGAGTCTGGAGGTCCAGAGGGTCTCCATCAATTATGTTACGAATTAATAAATCTTGGTGAGAATGCTTATATGGTTTATTATGATCCGTGGAGAGATAGAATTCAAAAAGAACATAAAGGTCAAATATGCGGAAGATATAATCAATATAAAGGTATAACTTCATTTACACCAAATTATATTTCTGATATTGATACTGAAGATAGTCTTATTGTTTTACCTGAAGTTTGTAATATTAATCATATTAAAAAATTTAAAAAAGCAAAGGTATTGTTTTTGAGACTTTCAAATAATACAAAAGAAACCGCTTTAGATCCTTATAATTATGATTCTTTATATGACCCTGTATTTAAAACTTGCTATACTGCTTGTGATCCTTTTTTAATCTTTAATATGATTAAGAATTCCAAATCATATGATATGAAAAAAGTTTTTATGTTGAGACCTAATATAAATTCTTCATATCTCACGTCAGAAAAAGAATTGGATGATCTTAAAAATAAGAGAAAAAATGTTGTTATGTATAGTCCTGCTAGAGGAATAGAACATTTTGATAAAATAATTGAAGAATCTAAAAATATTAATTTGGATATTGATATCGAATTCATTCCACTACAAGGAATGAATCAAATTGAATTGAGAAGTATAATGGATACTTCAAAACTTTACATAGAGTTAGGACATCTTCCAGGTCCTGATAGATTATCAAGAGAGTGTGCATCAAGAGGATCTGTAATTTTATTGGGAAAAAGAGGATCTGGTTTGGATTGGGATGATTTTCCTATAGAGGAAAAGATTGATTATGATCAATCAAATAACACTTTTAATTATGAAAGTATCTGTTATAGTATTGTGGACATGATAAAAAATTATGATTATTACTATGAGAAACAAAAATCATTTAGAGAAATACTTCGTAATGAGAGAGAAATTTATATAAATCAAATTAAAAAAATGATAGAAGTTGTTAAATAGACATATGTATGATTATTTAATAGTGGGTTCTGGTTTATTTGGATCTGTATTTGCAAGACTCGCAACAGATGCAGGTAAAAAATGTTTAATTATTGAAAAAAGAAATTATATAGCAGGTAATTGCTATACTGAGAATATTGAAGGAATTAATGTTCAAAAATTTGGTGGACATATTTTTCATACAAATAATAAAGAGGTTTGGAATTTTGCTCAAAGATTTACAGAATTTAATAATTTTATAAATTGTCCTAAAGCTTTATCTGGTGGTAAATTATATTCATTACCATTTAATATGAATACATTCTATGAATTATGGGGATCAATCACACCAGAAGATGCTAAAATAATTATTGAAAAGCAAAAATTTAAAGGAAATCCAACTAATCTTGAGGAACAAGCGCTATCACTTGTAGGAAAGGACATATATGAAAAATTAATTAAAGGATATACTGAGAAACAATGGGGAAGATCTCCAGCAAATCTTCCATCATTTATTGTTAAAAGACTTCCTTTAAGATTTATTTACGATAATAATTATTATAAAGAAACATATCAAGGATGGCCAAAAGGTGGTTATACTAAAATGTTTGAAAAAATTCTTAATGGTATTGAAGTTAAATTAAATACTGATTACTTTGACGATAAAGAATATTTTAATTCTCTTGCCACTAAGGTTGTATATACTGGTTGTATTGATGAATTTTTTGATTATGAATTTGGGGATTTAGAATATAGATCATTAAAATTTGATCATAAGATTTTAAATACTTTTAATTTTCAGGGAAATGCTACAATAAATTATTGTGATACTAGTGTAGATTACACAAGATGTTTAGAACATAAACATTTTGAAAAAATAAATTCAGAAAAAACTGTAATATCATATGAATATCCTGTGGAATATAAAAGAGGTATGATTCCTTTTTATCCAATTAATGATGATAGAAATCAAAAGATATATAAAAAATATAAAAATAAATCAAGTAAATTGACAAATTTTATATTTGGTGGTAGATTAAGTGAATACAAGTATCTTGACATGCATGTTGTAATTGAATCCGCTATTAATAAATTTAAAAAAGAAATGAAAATGGAGAAAAATTAAAGTATTATGAAAGTATCAATTGCTATACCTACTTTTGAACATTATGGTAAAGGTGTGGAGGTTTTGGACGACATGTTCAGAACTATTTCTTATCAAACTTTAAAAGATGTACAACTTGTAGTTTCTGATCATAGTGTAAATAATGATATTCAAGATTATTGTAATTTAAATCAATATAATTTGAATATAAAGTATATTCGTAATGAAAATGATAGAGGTGATCCAGCATCAAATACAAATAATGCTATTGATAATAGTGATGGTGAAATAATAAAAATATTTCAACAAGATGATTTTTTTTATGATACTGAAGCTTTAGAAAAAATGTATAATGAAATGACTAATTCAACTAAGAATTGGTTTGTTTGTGGTACAATACATACTCGTGATGATGGTAATACATTTTTCAATCCAATGTATCCTAGATGGGATGATAAAATGATATTGGAGAATAATAATAATTTTATTGGGGGTGTATCAGTTATTTCAATAAAAAATAAAGTTAAAACTAGATTTGATTCTAACGCTAAAATTTTACTTGATGTTGATTTTTATTATGGAACTATGTTAGAATATGGAATGCCAATTTTCTATCAGGATATTTTAATTGGTAATAGATGTAGTGGAAAAGAATCTTTTACAGGAGAACTTTGTGACTATGATGAAAATAATAATATGAGATATAAACAAGATATAATAGATTTTGAATTTTCATATGTAAGTAAAAAATATAATTTGATAAAATAACCATGGATTTTAAATTGCAAGATATTGAATATGATAGTAATCCTTTTGATCATTGGATTATTAATGATTTTTTAGATGTAGATACTGCGAGACAAGCAAGTAAAGAATTTATTGATTATGATTATCCAACAGAAGAAATAATTCATTACAGTGGATGGATTGCAGAAAAGAAGGCATGTAATAGGTGGGATAGATTTCCACCATTAACTTATAGAATATTTTCTAATTTATTATCAGTGGATTTTGTTGATTATCTGTCAAAGATAACTGGTATTTCTCCTCTATATCCTGATATAGGATTACATGGTGGTGGATGGCATATGCATAGTAAGAATGGAAAACTTGCTGTGCATTTGGATTACTCTATACATCCTAAACTTAATCTTCAAAGGAAATTAAATTTAATTGTTTATCTTGAGGAAGATTATGATCCTGCATGGGGTGGTAGTCTTCAATTATGGTCACATAATAAAGATAATAATAGACCTCTTAATAATGTAAAAGAGATAGAACCCAAGTTTAATAAAGCTATTATATTTGATACAACACAGAAATCATGGCATGGATTTCCAGAGCCTATTCATCCACCAGAGGGTAAGATGAGAAAAAGTTTTGCTGTTTATTATATGACTGATATTACATCTACAGCAGAAGAGCGGTATAGAGCACATTACATAGGAGTATGATTATGAACATCGATCAAATTATTAAAGAGTATTTGGAGAAAAAACAATATGATACTCGTACAGAGATGTGTAATCTCTTTGAAAAAAATAAATCAGATAAAAGTTTGTGGCATAACTACACTACTTTTTATGATAAGATATTTGAATCTTATATTGATAGAGAAATTAATTTTTTTGAATTAGGATTAGGTTCAAATAATTCAGATGTTGTAGGGTTCATGGGTAAAAATGCAAGACCTGGTGCTTCTCTTTATGCCTTTAGAGATTATTTTAAAAATGCAAATATATGTGGAGCTGATATTGATGATAGAGTTCTTTTTAATGATAAAGGTATATGGACATTTTATGTAGATCAAACGGATTCGGATACAATTAAAGATTTATGGGATAATTTTGAAGATACTAAATTTAATATAATTATTGATGATGGACTTCATGATTATGATGCTAATATAATATTTTTTGAAAATTCCATTGATATTTTAGAGGATAGTGGAATTTATATTATTGAAGATATAGATAAAAGTGTGGTTAATAAGTACGAAAAATATTTTGAAAAACTTAAAGACCAATATTCTTATGCTAGTATTCTTACACTGCCCATAACACAACAATGGGCAGACTATGCACCACATCCTTGGAAAGGTAGAAAGAATACTTTTGATAATACTTTGGGAATTATTATAAAATGAAAATAGCAATTTGTTTTATTGGTACAGGAAAACATTTAAATTTTTTACCAAACTATTATAAAACAATTAACCAATATTTTATTCCAGAATGTGAAAAACAATTTTTTGTTTTTACTGATGGAAATTTAAACGATTTACCTAAAAATATTACTGTTTTTAATGTAGATCATATCAATAGTCCTTACGATAATAAGGATAGAATGTTTAAATCTATTGGTGGGTTATATAGATTTCATACAATATATGATAAAGTTGAATATTTTAAGGATTATGATTGGTTAGTTTATATTGATGCTGATTATTATTGTTGTTCTCAAAACATTTCCTACAGTGAATTTTTTGATGATAAAAAAAAGTTTTTTGGAGTTCAACATCCAACCTTTAGTAGTGAATGGAGTAGATTTACTGGATCTATTCCTTATGAAACTAATAGTCAAAGTTGGGCGTATATTAAACCAGAAGAATATGATAAAATATATCTTCAAGGATGTTTGTGGGGTGGAAAAATTCCATACATATTTAATTTAATAGAAGAATTGAAAAATGTTACTACAAAAGATTTAAATAATGGGGTAATTCCTAGAGCACATGATGAAAGTTATTTGAATAGGTATAGAATTAATATGTTAGATAACTTTAATGTTCTTCATCCATGTTTTGCAAAACCTGGATTATTACCTAATCATGAATTTAAATTTACACCAAAAATGGTTCATTCACCTGAATATAGATATAGTATACTGGAGGTTGGTGAATGAGTAAAAAAATTTTTATTGATTGTGGAACACATTTATTTCAAGGTTTATGTGAATTCGTTCAAAAATATAAAATTGATGAAACATGGGAGTGTTATTCATTTGAATCTAATCCTATTACCTTTAAATTATCTCAGGATAATTATAAAACATTAACTGAAAGTTGGGGATTAAATATAAAACATTTCAATAAAGCTGTTTATACAGAAGAAACAAAATTAAAAGTACATTGTTCCAAAGATGAGTGGGGTGAAAATGATTTTGATTACATTAGTGCAGGTTCAAATATTCTTTTAAATGCACCAGATTATGATGATATATCTAAGGCAGCATTTCATTATAAAGATGAAGATATACTTGTAGATACTATAGATTTTTGTGATTTTTTACAGAAAACTTGTAAAAAAGAAGATTATGTTATAATTAAAATGGACATTGAAGGATCAGAATTTTATGTTCTTCCTCAATTAATAGAGAAGAATTTATTTCATCTTATTGATGATATGAGTGTTGAATTTCATGAAAGATTTTTTGAACCGAAATCAAAATACAAGAAACTTAAAGAAGAATATAAGAAAATTTTTTCTGAACATAATATTATAATTGAGGAGTGGAAATGATAAAAAAGCATTATTTATCTGTAGCATCTATATTTAAAAATGAAAGTTGGGGATTGAAAGAATGGTTAGATCATTACAGTTTTCATGGGGTAGATCATGTTTATTTGGTAAATGATTTTAGTAATGACGAGTATTTAACAATTCTTCAACCTTATATTGATAGTGGTTTTGTAACATTGTTTCATAATGATATATCTGAAATGTATGTTGGTAGGCAAATTCATATTAACAATAAATTTTTCAAACCAATTCTTAACGAAACAAGATGGATTGCAAACATAGATCTTGATGAATATCTTTATAGTCCAAAATATATAGATCTAAAGAAAATATTTTCCCAATATGAATCTTTTGGTGGTGTTGTTGCAAATTGGGTATGGTTTAATTCTAATGGTCATGTAAAACAACCATCTTCAATTGTAAAGTATTTTACTAAAAGATGTGAATATGATTCTTCTGTTATTTTAGATTCTCCTACAAGAGGAAAAGAATTTGTTAAATTCGATGCACCAAAAATGATTTTAAATACTGATTTTAAAATTAATTCTTTTGATATTCATACTGCACAGATTGATGGAAAAATTATAAATTTATCTTATAAGGGTTTAGATGATCCTCTATTGTTAATTAATCATTATCAGTTACAGTCTCAGGAATATTGGAAAAAAATAAAAATGAATCGAACTGATATGAATCATATAAATCCTCTTCGTGATATGAATGAACATAAAACGATGGATATTGGAGATATTGAGGATACTCGTTTATGGGATCAGAATAAAAATATTAGTTCTGGTTATAGTGGAGTAATTGGAATGAATAATCTTGGTAGAAATGGTAGGTTAGGAAATCAGATGTTTCAATATGCTGCTCTAGTAGGTATCGCCAAGCAGTGTGAATTTGATTTTAGAATACCAGATCATTCTAATGCACCATATTTTGATTATAAATCTGGATCAAATATTATAACTGAATATCATCAATTACAACATTGTTTTGATATGATTTACTGTGGAGATAGATATGGTTTAATTGATGGTGATGAAGTTGAATTGCATGAATCTCATGAGTTTTGTGAGGATTTATTTGAAGAGTGTCCTAATCATATAACCTTAAATGGATACTTTCAATCTGAAAAATATTTTAAGAATGTTGAGAAGTTAATTCGATTAGATTTTACATTTAAAAAGAATATTATAGATGAGGTTCATAAACATTTTGGAAATTATTTTTACCAAAAACCAGTATCTATTTTAGTAAGAGATTTTAATCCTGAATTTGATTATCCTAATTGCGAAAATAATCATATTAATATTCCTATGGAGTATTATAAAAAATGTATCAATATTTTAGGAGAGCATAGAACTTATATTATCTGCTCTAATAATATTGATATGTGTAAGGAGCAGGATGTATTTCAAGGAGATAATTTTATCTTTAATGAGGTTATTCCTGATAGCATATATAAAGGACACTTTGATTTGTGTTTAATTTCTAGTTGCCAAGATTTTATTATCTCTAATAGCACTTTTGGATGGTGGGGTGCTTGGTTAGGAACTGGAAAGAATAAGAGAGTTCTTATACCAGAACCTTGGTATGGTCCAGGACTTTCTCATATCAACACCAATGATTTGTATCCAGAACAATGGGAGGTTGTGAAATGGTAACTGCGACTATAACAAAACATAGTGGATTATGTAATAGAATAAAAAATATATGGGGTGCTTTAGTAGAATATGAAGACGTAAAAACAACTGTTGATACTGACGCTTATATTTTTTCATCTTTGGAAAAAGTAGATACTCCTATAAATCCTTATCCTCCAAATTGGAGATTGGAAATTCTTGATGAAGAACAAAAATATTTGAATGAAATTGGATATAAAACAATAGATTTACTATATGAAAAAACACCTAAGTATTTTATAGATAAGTATTTAAAATCAGTTGAGAAATTGAAGATAAATTCTGAGATAGAAGATTATGTTAATGATTTTACTTCTGGATGGGAGGATGTTATTGGTCTCCAAATAAGAACATGGTTTAATCAGAGATCTGTATTACATGATAATAAAATATTTGAAGAAGAAATTAAAAAACTTTCAAATGATAGAAAGATTTTTTTATGTAGTGATAATTCAGATGTAATTAAATATTTCAAACAAAAATATTCAAATAGAATTATCACTTATCCACAAGCTTTACATTCACAATCTCCTCAATCTTGGAATGATCAAAGAATATTTGATGATCTGCAACTTGTTGTGGATGGATTTATTGATTGTTTTATTCTTTCAAAATGTTCTACTATTGTAGGAACATATGGTAGCACCTTTCCTGAAGTTTCTTGGTGGTTTAGTAGATGTAAATCAAATGTTATTATACCAAATCCAGTTAATAACTCTAATAAACAATTTTTTGAAGAGTTTAATAATGTAAATTTTATTAAAAAATAAAATGATGAATCTTAAACAATGCACCTTTATTATTCCTATAAGGATTGAAAGTGAAGATAGGATGCGTAATGTTATTACAGTTCTTTGTTATCTTTTAGAAAATTTTGATACAAAAGTTATTTTAAAAGAAGTAGACACTGAATCTGTATTTGAAAAAGAAGTATTACCACAGATTAAAGATTATCTTGGAGATGCTATCAATAATCTTACACATGTCTTTGAACAATCAGATGATCCTGTATTTTATAGAATGAAGATTATAAATGAGATGCTTGATATATCTGATACACCAGTAATTTCTAATTACGATTGTGATGTTTTATTCAAACCAGAGACATATGTTAAATCAGTTAAGATGGTTGAGAGTGGATATGATATGGTGTATCCTTATGGATTTGGTGAGTATCAGAAGCAGGTATTTGTTGATGATAGTGATGTGAGTGAGTTTCTCTCTAACGATTTTGATTTTGATATTCTTGATAAGAAGTCAAAAATGTATGATGCTCAGTACGGACATGTTCAATTTGTAAATAGAAAGTCTTATATTGAAGCAGGAATGGAGAATGAAAACTTTAGGGGTTCATCACCAGAGGATAAGGAGAGATTTTATAGATTTGATAAAATGGGGTATAATATTGGTAGAATAAATGATAAAGTGTATCATTTAGAACATAGTAGAGGTAGGAATTCTTGGCCTAATTCTGTTCAAGGAAATCCATATATGCAAGAAAACTTTAATGTATGGGAATCTATTCAGAATATGTCTGGAGAAGAATTGAAACAATACTATTCTAGTCAGAAGTATCTTAAAAAGTATGTTAGTTGCTAGTTGTCCATTAAGGATTTCACTATTTGGTGGATCTACAGATAATCCTTATTTTGTAGAGAAGTATGGGAGAGGTTCTGTCATTAGTTTTACTTCTAATCTTAAAACATATGTAACGATTAGTCAGGATAAGATAGGATATAATAAGCAACAACATAAGTATCTTATAAACTATTCAAAAAGAGAAGAAGTTTCTACAATAGATGAGATACAAAATGAAGTTGTGAAAACTGTGTTGAAACATTATAACATGCCTCCAGTTCAGGTTACTCTTACAAGTGATGCTTATTCACAGGGAAGTGGACTTGCTTCTTCATCATCATATACAATAAGTCTCATCAAGGCTTGTTGTTTATTTTTAGGAAAATCTATTACAGATAATGCTGCTTGTAAACTTGCATTCGACTTAGAAAGAATTTACAATCCTTATTGTGGTTATCAAGATCCATATGGTTGTGGTGTTGGGGGTTTTAAAAGGATTGAGTTCATGAGTAGTGATTGTATTAAGTATGAATTTTTATCTACTGATATATTTGATTATTACGATACTCATCTTGTGTTTACTGGTGTTACTAGAAACTCTAAAAAAATCCTTAAAAGCATCACAGAAAATTTAGATAAAGTTAAACCATTATTAAAAACTTGTGATGATGCATATGAAACACTTATTAATAAAGACTATGATAGGTTTTTATATTTTTTAGGTAAGAGTTGGTCTCAAAAGAAAAAGACATCTTCAACGATTGTAGAGAATAAGACTGTTTGTGAGATTGATTCTGTATTAGAAAATAACGATGCTGTATGTGCTCATAAATTATGTGGAGCAGGAAATGGTGGATTTTTCTTAACATTTTCTGAAAAGAATACATTGACGATTCCTTATGAATCTGTTAAAATAGATGTTGAAACGGATGGTGTGTATGGTAAATCCATTTAGTGAATATATTAATACTCTTGAGTCTGCTCATATGGAAGTTGAGTTTTTCAAATTTCAGAAAGCATTTTATACTCATAAAAGAATAATCATATTGGGTAATGGTGGTAGCAATTCAGTTGCTTCACACATTTCTCAAGATTACATGAAGTTTCATAATAAGAAAGTTTCAATTCTTTCTGATCCCTCCATGATCACAATGCTTACTAATGACTTTGGTTATGAGTTTGCATATCAAAAGTTTTTAGAGTATTATGTAGAACATGATACTTTAGTTGTTATAATTAGTTCTGGTGGAGAATCTCCAAATATGTTAAAGTGTGTAGATTGGTGTGAGGATAATAAAATATCCTATGGTGTATTGACGGGATTTAAGAATGATAATACAATAAGAACGGTTGCAAAAAATGCACTTTGGAACTATCATATTGATAGTATTAGTTATGGTGTAGTCGAGTGTGTACACCAAATATTTTTACATGGAGTGGTATGAAGTATTGTTTTGATTTGGATGGAACTATTTGTGATACTCCATTACGTGAAGAAGATTTAAAACCAGGTTACCTAGAATCAACACCCTTCCCATTCATGGTAGAACAGATTAACAGATTATTTGATGAAGGAAATCATATAATTATAATGACTGCTAGAGGTAGAGGATCAGGAATAGATTGGACAAGTCTGACTGTACAACAATTAGATAGATGGGGAGTTAAGTATCATGAATTAGAACCTATGTTTCATAAACCTACTGCTGATATTTTTGTAGATGATAAGGGCATAAATGTAGAGGAGTGGAAGAAAACTGTACCACCCAAGAAAGGTATTATTGCAGGTGCTTTTGATGTAATTCATCCTGGTTATATTCGAATGTTTAACGAAGCAAGAGATTATTGTAATCATCTTACGGTAGCACTTCATGAAGATCCATCTACAGAGAGGAAACATAAATTAAAACCAGTTCAAACAGTAGAAGAAAGGAAAGAAATATTACTGGCCATACAATACGTAGATGATGTGGTAGTATATCAAAAAGAGGAGACTTTTCACGAATACCTTAAAGATTATGATATAAGATTCTTAGGAACTGACTATCGTGATGGGAGTTATACAGGAAAAGATCTTAGTATTGATATTATATGGTTAACTAGAAAACATGATTATTCAACAACTCGTATGAAAAGATTAATTCATGAATCAATTTTAAAAATGAACGGAGTGGACTATGATTAGTTTAGTTACTGGTGGTGCAGGATTCATAGGATCTAATCTTGTAGATTACTTACTAGAACAAGGACATAATGTTGTTTGTATCGATAATGAAAGTGCGAACAATGAAAAGTTTTATTGGAATGAAAAAGCATGGAATGTAAACGCTGATATAACTGATTATAAAACTATGAAAAATGCTTTCACGAATGTAGATTATGTTTTTCATTTAGCAGCAGAGTCAAGATTACAATCAGCAATACAAAATCCAATTGAAGCAGTTAATAAAAATTGCGTAGGCACGACAGTTATGTTGCAATGTGCAAGGGAAGCAGGAGTTAAACGGTTTGTATATTCTTCAACTTCTTCTGGTTATGGAAACAATCCATATCCAAATGTTGAAACTCAACCAGATGATTGTTTGAATCCATATTCGGCATCTAAAATTTCAGGTGAGAAATTCTGTAAAATGTATACTGATCTTTATGGATTAGAAACAGTTACTCTTCGATACTTTAATGTGTTTGGAGAGAGGTCTCCTGCAAGGGGTCAGTATGCTCCTGTAATTGGAATATTCCAGAGACAAAGAGATGCAGGTGAGTCACTTACAATCGTTGGTGACGGGTCACAGAGAAGGGACTTTATACATGTTAAAGATGTAGCAAGAGCAAATTATATTGCAGCAACTGTTCCTCTAAAAGGACATGAAGGTGAAGTATTTAATGTTGGTAGTGCTAATCCCTACTCTATTCAACAAATTGCTGATTCGATATCAAACAACCAAACTTACATTCCAAAACGAAATGGTGAAATGGAGACTACTTTTGCTGATATAACTAAGATAGGTGAAGTCATGGGATGGAAACCAGAAATTGATGTAATTGATTGGATCTATGGATAGAAACAAAGCTGCATATAAACTGAAAGGGTTACCTCGAATTTATTACATTAATCTTGATGATCAACCAGAAAGAAGAGTGTACATGGAAGCTCAGTTTAAGTATTGGGAGATTGAAAATTATACAAGAATCTCTGCCTATGATGGTCGTGAGGATGATTTAGGAGATATACTCAAAGGGAAGTATCCTGATAATATGTTGTCGGGTGAAGTCGGATGTACAACATCTCATTTAAAATTACTTAAAAAATTTCTTGAGGAGACAGATGATCCTTGTTTACTTGTTATGGAAGATGATTGTGATATTGGAACAGTCGCTTCTTGGGGATTTACATGGAAAGATTTTTACGCACGGATTCCTTATGACTATGATGTGATACAGTTAGCAATAATTAATCCCGCAGAAGTTCATATGAGATTACATCGCCGATTTGTAAATGATTTTTCAACTGCTTGTTATCTAATTACAAGACATCATGCTGAAAAATTAGTAAAGTTACATTGTCGTGGTGATAAGTATAAGATTGACCAAGGTGTTAGACCAAGAGCTGTTGCAGATGATTTAATATACAATTCAGGTAACACATTCTCTATTCCCCTTTTCCTTTACAGATTACAAATGGGATCTTCGATTCATAAAGAACACGTTGAGGTATTTCATAAGTCAAGTCATAATGGTTTGAGTGAATTTTGGAGGGCACAGGCACCTACAATAGCAGATTGGAAACCATTTTTTGAGTATGATCCATATTTTGGAACACTTCCACCAGGTTGGGAAGGTAAATGATAAGAATAATTTATATCAATTATTAAGTTTAATTAAGTGTATTAGCATTTTAGAACCCAAATCAGGGGATTTATATTAAGTTTCTTGACTAAATTTAATATTTGCTATATAATATTGTTACGTTTCTTAATAAAACTTAAATGACTGTTACAACAGAATCAGGTGGAAGACAGAATGCTTTCCCAAATGAAACTCGTCCATACATCGATGAGTCTGTATCTTATCAGGGATACCCACAAAATGCTGAAAAAGTTAATGGTCGTTGGGCTATGATCGGTTTCGTTGCACTCCTTGGTGCTTACGTAACAACAGGACAAATTATACCAGGTATTTTCTAATGGATACAAATCATCCCTATTGGAAATATGCTGAGAAGGTCAATGGTCGTTTAGCGATGCTTGGTCTAATCATCGGTACAATTAACTATGTGTTATTCGGAGAAATAGCACCAGGTTTTTTCTAATGAAATTCAACTCACAATTCACAATTCAAAAAAGGTACAAACTCATGACACCAGAAGCAGAAAGATTTAACGGATGGGCAGCAATGCTAGGTTTTGTTGCAGCAGTAGGCGCATACGCAACAACAGGAAACATCATTCCAGGTATTTTCTAAATGAAAAAGGAAATCGAAAAGGAAAAATTAGTTGCTGAGAAACTAAATGGCAGACTTGCCATGCTCGGCATCATCGCAGGTATCGGAGCATACCTAACAACAGGTCAACTCATACCAGGTTTTGTTTAATGACCGATTTAGTAGCAGACAATGCTATATCACCCTTCCAAGCAATACTATGGTGTTTCTATCCAGTAGGTGCCATAGTATTTCTTGAGTTATTACTTCGTGCCATAAGTGGTGACGATGATGACGACGATGAGGGTGGTGGAATCATGACCCCAGTATACCAAGGAGCATAATGCAACACATTTTATTCACAACTTTAGTTACAGCATACATCGTATCAGGTGTAGGTAATATCGCATTCGCATGAAGCAAATATTTTATAGTCCATACTACCCACTCTATGAGTTTGGTTTCTTTATAATTATAGGCACAGGAGCAGGAATGGCAGGTTTAATCTAATGAGCGATTTTATGTCACAATCATACCATGATGTCATGGAAGTATATAAAAGACCCATGAGCGTCAAATACATACCCACATTTTTCTGGGCAATTGTATGTGTCTTTTCATTTTCACTGGCATTTCCAGTTCTTGCACATGCATATGAATCAGAACCTGTTATTTGGGTTCAAGTTCCACAGTGGACAGATGACTGGGCAGTTTGTGCAGTGGATATTCCTGATGCAGCATGTCATTGGTATGTTGCAAATGCAGATAACACATTTGGAGAAGGATTCGACTGGGAAGAAGCTCCTTGGTTTGATGTTAATGGATTAAATGACGTGGCACCAATACAAAAAGAAACAGTAGTTCAGCATCTACAGGAAGTTAGTTATAAAAAATGAGTTATTACGATGTATTTTTAATGTTCATATCGATATTTTCTGGAACTGTATTAATGACTACAGTTGCAGTTGTGATGATGTCTGCTATGATAGATAGATAATAAAAACAATTATCTTATGTCAGAATATTCAGAACACGTAAATGATCTGTGGGAAGACATGGATCGTCTAAATGCCATGTATGAAGAACTTATGTGGGATAATGAAGATGTATTAGAATTTGTTGCAGATTATAAAAATAATCAAATCATTATTAGGAATAGAACACAAGATATTGTATAAATTACAACAGTATGCTATAAATATTGTAGTTGCAAGGTGTTTCTATGAATGGTAGAATAGACAAAGTAGCCATGCTTGGCAAGGTTATGAGAATCAAAGATGGTATTCATCGGCATCAGTGGTATCCTCACTGGCATGAAAATGAAAGAGTAGCAGCACAATTAGCACTAAACAATGTGCTCGATGTATTAGACGAGTATTGGGAATAGTTGACGGATATGTAAAGTTATGTTATAATAAATAACGAAAGGTGGTGTTTTCCACACAATACAAAGGACTCGAAAGGATCGTAACCCTGCGTACAACTGCTCTTAAACCGAGACCTATAGGCAGTCTAATACTTCGTCTCTCATATCCATCAGTGAAGGGATTGATGGAAATATAAGTTTCGCTCTACCCTTTGAGCCCTACTTATTCAACGTCCTAATGACAACTTCAAATTTAACACGCAGACAAGGTGGACTCCTACAGGGATGGCCTGAGTTCTGTGAGTGGGTAACATCAACTAACAACAGACTTTATGTTGGTTGGTTCGGTGTACTCATGATTCCATGCTTACTCACAGCAGCAGCATGCTTCATTGTTGCATTCATTGCAGCACCTCCAGTCGATATCGACGGAATCAGAGAACCTGTAGCAGGTGCTCTAATGTATGGTAACAACATCATCTCTGGTGCAGTTGTTCCTTCATCTAATGCTATTGGTCTACACTTCTACCCAATTTGGGAAGCAGCAACAGTAGATGAATGGTTATACAATGGTGGTCCTTACCAACTTGTAATTTTCCACTTCCTAATTGGTATTTCTGCTTATATGGGCAGACAGTGGGAACTATCCTACAGATTAGGTATGCGTCCTTGGATATGTGTAGCATATTCAGCACCAGTATCTGCAGCATTTGCAGTATTCTTAGTGTATCCTTTTGGTCAGGGATCTTTCTCAGACGGAATGCCTCTAGGTATCTCAGGTACATTTAACTTCATGTTCGTATTCCAAGCAGAGCACAACATTCTAATGCACCCATTCCACATGGCAGGTGTGGCAGGTATGTTCGGAGGAGCACTCTTCTCAGCAATGCACGGTTCACTTGTAACATCTTCTCTAATCAGAGAAACAACTGAGCAAGAATCTCAGAACTATGGTTACAGATTCGGACAAGAGGAAGAAACATACAACATCGTGGCAGCACACGGATACTTCGGTAGATTAATCTTCCAGTATGCAAGTTTCAACAACTCAAGAAGTCTTCACTTCTTCCTTGCTGTATTCCCAGTTGTTTGTGTATGGTTAACATCTATGGGTATCTGCACAATGGCATTCAACCTTAACGGTTTCAACTTCAACCAATCAGTTGTTGATGCAAACGGTAAGATTGTTCCAACATGGGGTGATGTTCTAAACAGAGCAAACCTTGGTATGGAAGTTATGCACGAAAGAAATGCACACAACTTCCCATTAGACCTAGCATGTGCTGAGTCTACAGAGGTTGCACTAACTGCTCCAAGCATTGGTTAAAACCAAAATCACTTCTTAATTTCATTTACCCCGAAAAAAATTTCGGGGTATTTTTTTCCTTTAAAGTATTTTTTTAGCAAGATAAATAATTAAAAAAACATGGCAGGTATATCAGGACCAAATATAGTAATGGACGGACTCGTGTTTGGTGTTGATGCCGCTAATAGTCAAAGTTATTCTGGTAGTGGAACCACATGGAACGACATTAGTGGAAATGGAAATAATGGAACCTTATACAGTAGTCCGACTTTTAGTAATGATAATGGAGGAAAATTTAACTTTGAGTCTGCTGATTATGTAGATTGTGGATTTGTATTGAGTCAAACGGCATATACCAAATCAGCTTGGTTTAGACCAGAGTCAGCAACTGCAAATATAGTTTCAGGACCTTCTCAGCATGCATTTTGGATGGCTAACACTGATGATACAATACAATCAGGACATCAAGGTGCATGGACAACAGTATCACATACAGTTCCTTCAGGAAATATGTTGAACCAGTGGTGGAATGGTGCTGTCACATGGAATGATTCGACTGGATGGGTATTATATTTGAATGGAGTTCAGGTAGACACTAATTCTAATACTGCAGATCCAAATGGTACTACCAGGGTTTACGTTGCTCGTTATGGTTCTGGTAATTACTTTGATGGTGACATTGCAGAAGTTCTAATATATAATAGAGCATTAACGGCAGCAGAAATTTTTCAAAATTATAAAGCACTTAAACCAAGGTATTTGTAATGGCACTAATACACTCTCCTCGAACAGTTATTGATGGTCTTACTATATACATAGATCCAGCAAATATTAAAAGTTATCCTGGCAGTGGAACAACTTTAAAGGATTTGACCTCAAATGAATTAGATTTATCTGCCACAGGCACTTTGGATACAGCTACTGATGCAAAGGCAGGAACAATTTATGATCTGAATGGGTCTAGTGCTATGCAAACTGTTACTTTTACTCCAATAAGTAGTTTAACGTGGTCTATCATATGGTGGATAAGGAGCACTGGATCTCCACCTTCTAATTATAGAACTATAATTAGATTAATGGATAGTAATTCGGGAACAGGTTCAAATTATCCTGGTTATTATTGGAACTGTGATAATAGAACAACGACAAACTCATATATTCATGAGTATCAAAAAGCTTGGAATGGAACTGATCAGCAACAAAGTTGGTCTGCAGCAAACATTGTTAATACAGCAGATTGGGGTAGTCAGGCATGGTTTTGTTGTGGAGTTTCTCACGATAAACCAGTTGGTGGTGATGGTGTTTTTAGAGGTTATAGAAATGGATCAAAAGTAACAACTAGAACAAATTCACTTCCTCATGCTTATGGAAATATTAATCAACTTCGTTTTAATGTATCAAGCGGTAATTCAGTATACATGGGTGCTGTTTCACTTTATAATCGAGTATTAACAGACATAGAATTTAAACAAATTTTTGAAGAATTTAAAGTGAGGTTTGGTTACTAATGGCAACAGTTTATAATACAGAAATAGTCAGAGATGGTCTCACGTTTTATATGGATATGATGAATGCAAAAAGTTATTCTGGCACTGGAAATAAAATAAATGATTTGAGTGGTCTAGAAAAAAATGCAACTATTTTCAATAATCTACCATTTGATTCTAGTCAAAATGGTGGAGCTTTTAATTTTCAGGCAGATTCAAGTGAATATATCAGAATAGATTCAGATTTTTTAATACCATCATCAGCATCTGGCCATAATTCACTTAGAGAACCGTTTACTTTAAGTATGTGGATACAAAGAATCGGGGGAGGAACTATTGTTTCTAGAGCATCTGGTAATCGTTCACTACAAATGAGATTTGCTGGTGGAGGAACAGCAGGTGGTAAAATAGCATTAGTTAATTCAATGCATGAGAATATTGGAACTTTTGATAATAGTGCGTTAAAGCAGAACCAAACTTATAATATTACTCTTACCAGAGAGGCTTCAGGTGTTACATCAACCTTCAAACTTTATATGAATGGAACCACAACAAATCCCGACGATGGAACAACAATAGGCACTCTTACCTACACAAGTCTTTTTAATGCTGATACAGACACAATTGGTAGAAACCCGAATGGTGAGCCAGTTAATGCATACGTATATGCAGTTTCTTCTTATTCAAGAGTGCTTACAGATGTAGAGATTTTACAAAATTTCAATGCACTTAAGCATAGATATTCGAATGTCTAGATATACGTAAAAGTTTTCTAAACTTCTAAATAAAATTAACTTACAATTTTATATGGGTATTCTCCAGTCATCTAAAGCTTATGTTTTTAATTTACAGACAACGAGTTCAGCAGAGGCAAAACGATTATGGAGGAGGGATATAAAAGAAAAATGGCACTATGAATGTGCCTATTGTGGGAATAAAAATAATCTGACAATTGATCATGTAGTTCCAAGATGCAAAGGTGGAACAGATTTTACGAAGAATGTTGTATGCTGTTGCAACACTTGTAATCAAAGAAAGGGGCATGAATCTTGGGAAGATTGGTATTTTAATCAGGAATTTTTTAATATGAATCGATATAATAAAATTCAAGAGTGGATGAAACCTGACCCTGTTAAAAACTTATTCTTATATAAACCAAGAAGAAATAATTTAACATAATAAATATATCAGACAGTATATACTGTTTTTTTGTGGTACATACCGAATAGAATAAATGGCGACGCCAATACGAATAAAAAGATCTGCGGTATCTGGAAAGAGACCACAGTTAACAGATTTACAGGTAGGAGAATTAGCGCTTAATACTTATGATGGATCTCTTTTCACTGAGAGAGATACTGGTGGAGTTGGAATTGCAACAACTGTAAGTAATCTTACACCATGGACGGAAAGTTATGGTGCATCTTCAATAAGTTACTTAAATTCGGTTGGAATTGGAACCACTAATCCAGTAGCAAAATTAGATGTTACTGGAGATTCAACCTTTACTGGCAGCATGACTGTTGCGAATGGAAATATTATAGGAGATGATGTAACAAATATAAGTGGTATTAATTCAGTAACTGCAACATCATTCTTTGGTGATGGTTCTGGATTAACTAATACTGGTGCAGTATTAAGTGCAGCATCTGGTTCTCAAAGATTAGTTTTAACAAGTCTTACATCAGGTATTATGACAACCACTGCAACCGATGCAGATTTGTCTTTCAATGCTACGAGTAATTTATTAAGTGCAGGAAACGCTCAGTTTGATGGTAATGTTTCTATTGGTGGGACATTAACATACGAAGACGTAACTAATATAGATGCAGTTGGATTAATTACTGCTCAGAGTGGTATTGATGTTACTGGAGGTTCTGTAAGAATTGGTGATAATGCGAGTTATACCGCAAATAGTAATGGTGATAATCTAGTAATTGGTAGTTTATCTGGTAATCATGGAATTACAATAATCTCTAATAATACTATTTCTAATAACGCTGCAAGTTTATTTTTTGGAGATTCTGGTTCTCCGATAGCTGGGGCAATTCGATATTTTCATGCTTCTAATTACATGATGTTCCGTGTTGCTGGTGGTGAAAGACTTCGCATCACAGGAACAGGTCACATTGGTATTAACAGCTCTTCTCCAACACACGAGTTAGAAGTTCTTGGAGATAGTTCATTAAAAGGTAATTTAAATGTAACAGGTGTTTCAACATTCTCTAATAAAATAGTCGTAGATACCAGTAGTATATCAGAATTTAAAGGTAATGGAAGAATAAAAATAAGTGGTGCTTCTCAAACCACCAAATTACATTTACAGAGAGGCAGCACTTCCGATGTTGCAATGAGATTTGAAAATAACCATGGTAGTATTTACGCTGGACTCGCTGCTGGTTTTAATAACAACCAAAGATTTATTATTGGACTAGATGCTGATTTATCTAATGATCCAATATTAATAGCTAATGAAACTAAGCATGTAATTGTTGGAAGTTCTACTACTGGTGTAACTCTTAGTGGTGCAACAGGTGATTTCAAGGCAACTGGTATAGCAACAATCGGAACTGGTGTTACTGTATTAACAAATGGAAATGTATCCATTGGTGGAACCTTAGAACTTTTCAATACAACAGGAAACCCAAATAATCATCCATCGGAAATTAAACTAAGTACTTTTTCAATAGGTCAGCATAATAATGTTGGCACTATGAAAATCATGAATAATAATGCCACAGGGACGTTAATTATTGGTGCTGGTGGTGGAGGAGGATATGGTGGTATTACCCTATTCAATAAAAACTTAAATGCTAAGTATCTGCAAGCAAATAATGAGGGATCTGTTGATTTATATCATGATGGTGATTTACGTTTTGGGACGACTGGTTATGGAGTTACAGTCTTTGGTACTACTGAAACTCAACAATTAAATGTAACTGGATTCACAACATTATCTACTGGCACCAAATTCTTCCAACATACACCACGAATTGAGATGCAGGGTAATAGCACTGCACAATTCCAACTTACAAATGCAACCTCTGGCACCACTCTTAATGATGGAATGGTAATGGGATTTTCATCTAGTAGTAAAGTTGGTTTTATCAATGTAAATGAGAGTGCTCATGGATTTATATTAAAAACTAGTGGAAATGCAACTACTGCTGAGAGAATTAATATTTCTGGTGTTGGAACAGTAAGCATAAGAAAAGGCACCACTGAAGAAATGATTACTGCAAGACCAGATGGAGCTGTTGAATTATATCATGATAATGTCAAGCGTCTTGCGACCACAAATTCGGGAGTTGATATAACTGATAATTTAAATGTTTCTGGTGTATCAACATTTAATAATCAGATATTTACAAATAAAATATCAAATTCAGGTATAATAACCTCAAATATGATTCATCTCACAGGTGGATCATTTACTGCTCCCGCTCCTGGTGGTGATACAAGAAATGATACTGCAATTGTTGTAAATGAAAACTTTGGCATTTATGCATTAGAATTACAAGTAGGTTCAGGTAATAATGATAAATTTTTAAGAAGAATTATTGAAAAAGAAAATAATATTCTAACCATAGGTCAGGATGATACCTCTCTCTTTGCTGCAATAAACATAAGACCAGGTAATACTGGAACTGTAAGTATTGGAAATAGTGGTGCAGTCAGTCTGGTAGGAGTATCTGAGGATGGAACTACTGCCGAAATAGAAAAATTAAGAACTGTTGGATCTGGAATTACAGTTTTTGGAACAACCGAAACTCAAAAATTAAATGTTACTGGTGTTTCTACCTTTGTAGGAAATGCTCAGTTTAATGGTAATATCGGTATCGGAACTACTAATCCACAGCAAGAACTTCATATACAAAATAATGTTCCTATCATAAGATTCACAAAACAAAATGGAACAACAGACAATAAAGACTGGAATATTGGTGCTGGAACTCCTCAAATTTTAAGAATACAAGCAATCAGAGATGATGGTGGTGGTGGTGGACAATTATTTGATTTTTATAGAAATGCTGGTGATGTAGAAGAATTCCGTGGAAAATCAGGAGCTGCTTATTGGTTTACAATAAACAATGATACTAGAAGAGTCGGTATTGGAACTGATAATCCACAAGCACTATTAGATGTTTCGTCAGACAGTCCTAATCTTAGAATAACAGATTTGAATAGTTTGGTTGGTGCTGGTAATACATCATATACTCAATTAGCAAATTTAAATGGAAATACTTATGTTTATACGAGAGCAAATGAGAATAATGGTAGTTATCTAATAGGTGGTCATGGTAATGGTGTATTTGACGAGTTTATTCGCATTACATCAGCAGGTAATGTTGGTATCGGAACTGCTAATCCACTTGGAACTGGTGCACTCGCAAATAATACTGCAACACTAGCAGTTGGTATTTTAACTGCAAATACAATTTATGGAAATGTCGTTGGTGGTCTCTCTCCTACTGGAGACGTATTTATCGGTGGTAATTTAGATGTAGACGGACAAACAGATCTAGATGTATTAAATGTTTCAGATACGGCAACATTTACTGGAAATGTAAGTGCTTCAAATTTAATAGTATCACGTGATGGAAATGCAAATATTAGTTTAGTAGATACTGGGCATGGATTTAGTGCTTCAACTATTGGAATATCAAATGGTGGTCGAGATTTAGCCATAACAGCACCAAGAGATATACGTTTAAAACCTTCAGGTGGTGAGGATGGGATAGTTATTGAAAACGGCGGAGCCGTGGAATTGTATCACAATAATGTCAAGAAAGCAGAAACATCAGTAGGCGGACTTCAAATAACAGGAACTACTGATACTGATCAGTTAAATGTATCAGGTGTTTCAACATTCGTGGGTAATGCTGAATTTAAAGGAAATGTATCAATCGCAGGTACATTAACCTATGAAGATGTAACAAATATAGATTCAATTGGTATTATAACAGCACAGACAGATATTCACGTTGGTGCAGGTATTTCAGTTGTTGGTGTTGGGTCTTTCGGTTCATTAGTAGTTGGTGGTGGGACAACATTACAAAGTTCTACAACTACAGGCACGGGTAAAGCATTAAGAATAATATCACCTTCAGGATATATTGAAGTTGGTGCACAAAATACCAGTAACGCTCATTTCTATACAGATAGACAAAGGTTTTATTTTAATAAAAAAATAGTAGTTGATGGAGGTGCAATTGGTTCCTTCAATGAAGATTTAGTACTTGTAACTGATGGAAGTGAAGAAAGAATAAGAATCAAAAATGATACAGGTCACGTTGGTATAAACAGCACAGAACCTGAAACAATGTTAGATGTCGTTGAAAGTTCTACAAGTCGAAATTGGACACCAACGAGTGGAGTTACGGCGTTATTTGAACGTAATAATGGTACTTTAATTACACTAGTTAGTAATAATAGTTCTGTTGTTGGAATTGATTTTGGTGATTCGAATGATAATAATGCTGGATTCATTCACTATGACCATAGTGATAATAGTATGTTCTTTAGAACAAATACTGATGAACAACTTCGCATCACATCAACAGGTAATGTTGGTATCGGAACTGATAATCCCACAGAAAAACTTCATTTAGCAGCAGACTCTGCATTTCAAATTCTTTTAAAAAGAAGTGGTGCTTCTCCTAGTGAGGTAATATTCGGGAATGAAGGTAATACTGCCAGAATCTCAAATAATACAAATGGAATTGATTTTCGAACAGGTTCGACTCCATCATCTTCGATGCTTATTGACCAGAATGGTAAAGTCGGGATCGGAACTGATGATCCTGATGAGTTATTGGAATTAGGTGGAACTGACCCCGTATTAAAACTTCATGATGTTGCTGGAGGTTCAACTCACGGATTAAAGGTGAGTCATGACGGTGTAAATGCCACAATTAATTTAGAATCTGCTGGTTTATTATCCATAAAACAAACAAATGGTAATGCTGCTGCTAATGGAATTGCATTTAATACAGGGAATGTTGATACAGAAAAAGTTCGCATCACAGGTATTGGTTCAGTTGGTATTGGAACCAATGATCCAGATGGTCAATTACACATTTCTTCTGGAGCAGGTGCTAATGGTGATTGTCGTGTTTATATTGAGGCAGACGCAAACAATACTGACGAGGGAAGCAATCCATTTATTATCTTCAAAAATGATGGAGGTTATGAAAATGCTTCTGTTTGGTGTGGAAATGCTCCTGATGGAGAGGGTGCTAATGACAATAGTTTAAATCTTTCTGCAGCAACAGATGTTAATGGTGGTATTAGATTTTTCACTAGTGATACTGCTGGTGGTTGGGAAACTGCACCAGAAAGAGCTCGTATCACATCAGATGGAGAACTTTTAATAAATGCAGTCACTGAGAGATCATACGTTGATGGTGCTGGATATACTCAAACTCCAAAACTACAAGTAGAATCAAATAGTAATGTCGATACTGCAATATCATTAAGATATAATTCTGGTGGTGGTGCTGATGTTAGAAGAGCATCATTTATATTTGCAAGAACTGCCGATGGAACTGCAGTATCAAATGACAGTGTTTTAGGTGAAGTTCTCTTTATGGGAGAGGGCAACAGTACTCTGGAAAAAGCAGCATCCATTCGTGCAGAAGTTGATGGAACACCAGGCACAAATGATATGCCTGGTAGATTGATATTCTCTACAAGTGATGATGGTTCGGATTCTCCGACAGAAAGACTTCGCATTACATCAACAGGTAATATCGGTATCGGAACTATTGATCCTGCATATACTTTAGATTTTGGTAAATCATCATCGTCAACAATCAGACTTGTAAGTGGAAATGATAAAACAGCAATACGTATTGGTGCTGGTGGTAACGCTAGTGATGTAACTTTAATTAGAGTTGATGGTGTAACTGCAAATCATGATGGGGAATCTGATGATAGTGCATCTGGGTTCTCATTTAAATATGTGGGATCAGGAGCTGGAGTTAATAATAGATTTTCAATTTGTCCAGATAATCAAACAGGGACACAATTTGAAGGAGTTACAGTTCTTCAAGATGGTAAAGTCGGTATCGGAACTGCTAGTCCTGATGCAATACTTCATGCAATAGGTGAGATTAAAGTTGATGCCTCTGATTATGCAAGAGTTTTATATGCCCGTAATGATACAAACTTATGGTCTGTTGGATTAAGAGACACTGATGATTTCTGGTTCTTTAGAGAAAGTGGTAGTGGAAATGCTATTTTTCAACATGGTAATGTTGGTATCGGAGAGACAACACCAACAGCATCCTTAGAGATAGCAGCAACAGATAAAGCAGGATTAAGAATAGTTGATAGTCATATTAATAATAACGCACCTTATATTGAAGTTATTGGAAAAAGAAATGGTCTTAATAATAGTCAATCTTTCGGTGGTCAGATATTTTTAGCTGGAAATGTAGGTGATGCAGGAGTTCATACTGGAAAAATTTTAGGTGCCGTTCTCTTTGGTGGTAATCATACAGATGGATCTTTATCTAATATTGCATATCCAGCTTCAATAGCTGGTGTTTCTGGTGGTAGTTTTGATTCTGTAACAGATATGCCGACAGATTTGATATTTCGTACTGGATCCACAGGTAGAACTCCAACAACACCTAATGTGGCTAGTGGTGATGAAAAATTCCGCATCACATCAGATGGTAATTTAATACACACATCAGTTAATAAAACAATTAGTTTAGTATCAACTCAAAACGCAGTAAACGCTGGTACAAAAATCGCATTCTTTGGTGCAAATCGATATACCACTGATCAAGAATTTGCATCAATCAAAGGTTTACTTAAAAATAATTCAGGTGGTTCTGGAAAACAAAAAGGTCACTTGTTATTCACAGTTGGAAGTAATTCCCACCAACACATAATGGATGATGATGGTAATGTTGGTATCGGAACTGATGACCCATCATCAAAATTACATGTTTTTGGAAATGCAAATTTCACTGGTGGTGCAGATTTTGGGGGAAATGTAGATATTCAGGGAGATTTGAGTGTAAGTGGAACATTAACCTATGAAGACGTAACAAATATTGATTCGGTTGGTATTATAACAGCACAATCGGGTATTCATGTGGTTGGGACAGCTTCATCAGTTGGTATTGGAACTAGTGCTCCAATAGTAAAACTACATGTTGTCGGAAATTCTAAATTTGAAGGTACTGGAAGATTTACCAATGATGTAACCATTAGTAGACCTAACACTGCGACATTAACAGTTGAGACATCTGCATCTTCTAGTTATGATGCATTGATTAAAATACGTGGTGCAAGAACAGGTCTCACCAATGATACATCAATGTTGCAGTTTGATAATAGCACAAATACACCCTATGTCATGGCGCAGATCGCTGCACAAGATCCAGTTGCAGATCACGGAGAAAAAAAAGGTCAATTAATTTTTAGAACTAATTCTGGTAGTAACCTTACTGAAAAAATGCGTATCGAGTCAGGTGGTAATATTGGTATCATAACCACTAATCCAAATGCAAAGTTACATATTGGACCTTTGAATGGTGATACAACACATCATTTATATCTTGCTTCTGGAAATAATGACTACGGAATAGTAATCGATACACATGATTTTGGTGCAGCAAATGTTCCATTAAGAATACTTACAAGAAGTAACAATAATGATACTGAAAGAGTTAGAGTATTGCAATCTGGTAATGTTGGTATTGGAATAACGAATCCAGCAGATATTTTAACAATTAGTGGAGGTGGTGCTGCCGATAATGTTTCTTTAAGGATTATTGATCCGACTAATGCTGATTTTGGATCACATTTTAGTTACTTTGAAAATGACACTGATGGAACTAACTTAAATGAAGTCGTCGTTGGTGGAGTTACAGATAATGTAAAAAATAAAGTAATCAGAATTGCTAGAGATACTGGTGATGATGTCATGTTCATCAATACCTCTAAGAGAGTTGGTATTGGATCTATGAGTCCAAAAGCAAAATTAGATATTTTAGACACTGGTTCTCAAGGTATTCTTATTTCCTCTGGATCAACACAAGCAAATGATACTAATAAAGCAATCAGAGTAAGAAATGGAATTGGAATTACCGCAGATACTTTCGTTGTAAGTCATAGAGGACAAGTTGGAATTAATACTTCTGGTGTTAGTGGTGTTAATGTTGGTATCGGCACCATTACTAACAGCGATGTCAGACTTAAAGTTACACATGATGGACTTAATGAAGTTATACAGCAGTGGGGAGGTCATCAAGGTCCAATTGCTGGTCACAGATTTATGGAGTTATATTCTCCAGAGAATGATGCTAATACTGACTACTTTAAATTTAAAACAGGCAATGCAATTAAATTTAGAATTGATAGCATAGATGCAATAGCAATGAATTCAGATGGTAAAGTCGGTATCGGAACTGATAACGTACAAGAAAAACTTCATGTACGTGGTAATGGTAATGTAACATCTTTTGTTGAAGCTGTTGCTGGTGATGCAATACTTGATTTATCAAATACTGGAGATGGTAATTATAGCGGAATAAACTTTACAAGGCAAAGAAGCACTGGATCAGTTGTTGGTGGATCAATTTGGATGCCATCAGTTACTGCAAATAATAGTGCATTATTGTATCTACAAACACAATCTGCTTCAGCACAAGCAGGTCAGAGTGGTGCATTAAGCGATAATAATGGTGTTAGAGTAAAATTAGCATCACAACCTGGTGGTGTTGCTGCAGATAGTGCATTTAGTGTTGAAGTAGGTGCTTCAGAAAGACTTCGCATCACATCTACTGGTCAAGTTAAAATTACTGGAGTCGATGATCAAGATAATTTAGTAGTTAATGGTGGTGGTAGCCAATTTGCAGTTCATCAAGATGATACAGATGGTGAAGTTAGTTTAAGAGCACAAGATGGAAGTGGAAATAATTACACAAAGTACATGACTTTCTTCACTGAAAATGGTTCAGGACCAGAAGAAAGACTTCGTATCACAGAACCAGGTAATGTCGGTATCGGAATTACAACACCACAGGCAAAATTAGACGTTTATGGAGATATAAGGGTACGTGATAAAATTGTATCTAGTCAGTATTCAGAAAGTTTCTTAGATTTTGATGATGATAATTCATCTACGCCATTCCCCACAGGCACAAATAATGTTACTCTTGCATCAATCTCTGGTTTAAGTTTAGTATATGACTCGAATAATAATGATAATAATGGATTTATGATCGCACATGGGAATGTGAATACTGAAAGTTCCACACCTGTGATGGTCATAGATGAAAAGGATGATGTTGGTATCGGAACCATACATCCAGAAGCAAAACTTGAGGTAAATGTAGGCACTGCTATTACTGCTTTTGATGTTAAAGGAAGTCAGGGACAATTATTCTCTGTAACGAATAGTTTGTCTTCAGGATCTATATTCTCTGTAAATGATATTAGTGGATCACCAAGTATTGATGTTGACGCAGATGGGACAATTCAATTAGCTCCAAATTTACCATCAGAAAAAGTTGGTATTGGAATCACAAATCCATCTACAAAATTACATGTTAATGGTGGTATAACCGCAACTACGTACAATGGTGGTACTTATGCAAAATACACTGGAGCAGCTGGTGATAGTGCAAATATTAATACTGCGAGTTCAACATTAATAGATTGGATGCAAACAAATACAGAAGTATTCAGTGCTCCAACTAACACCACTTTTACAAATACTGGAACCGAGGTTACAATTCCCACCACTGGAATTTATCAAGTTATATTCAATGGATTCATACATGGAAATGGTGGTGGCCAAAGAAATAATATGACCTTCAGATTTAGAGTAAATGGATCTGATGTGAATACAGATGTGAGTCTTAATAACTATATACGTGGAGCTGGAATACACACTACATCTAGTGTAAATCTTAATGCGATACTTAGTTTAAATGCATCCGATACACTTGGTGTTGCAAGTAAACGAGAATCAACTATTACTGCTTCTTGTGTGTTACGTAAAGATCAATGTTCTCTATCACTTGTACATATAGGATCATAACTTTGATATTCGTGAGTATGTTGACATCTGTAATTTATTGTTTTATAATGTGTAAGATTTAATAATTTTTTAATTAGTTAAAATAGATAAATAAAATTTTAAGACGCATATGAACTTTGCAGTTTATTCAAAAGAGGGATGTCCATATTGTGAAAAAATAAAAAAAGTTTTAGACTTGACAAAAACTAGTTACGTGGTGTATAATTTAGGAGAGCACTTTGATAAAAAATCTTTTTATGATGAATTTGGTGAAGGTTCTACTTTTCCTCAAGTCATTGTTGACGGTCAAAAGTTAGGAGGTTGTATTGACTCAATCAAATTCCTCCAAGAAAAAAAAGTTATCAACGTCTGAGATAAATAAAACAAATCTCACGGTTGACCGTGGTACTGAACTCATCCTTAACAGGAGAAAAAAAGGAGGTAAAATGGTGGATACGAATGTTTTATTAGTTATCGCATTACCGATTGCTTTTTTACTCTATATTCTTGGAATTGTTAGTGGATGGTTAATTCGAGATTACATGATGAATTATCAAGAAATTCCAAGACCACATCCAGAGATGTTTGATCAAAATGGGAATTTAGTTCCTGATGATATTGTAGCATTTAGATTTGAAAATTATGACAACAACGAAGAAGACGACGACTAAACCTAGAAAACCTAAGTCATTCACCGTCAAAAAACAAGTAAGTCTCGACTTACCAAGAAATCCCTTTTTGTTTGAGGTATTAGATTTAGTATCAAAACAAAGAACTAAGGCAAAAAAAATTGAAGTTCTTAAAAAATATGAAGAGCTTCCATTAAAGGTTATCTTGATTTGGAATTTTGATGAGAGTGTAGTAAGTATTCTTCCACCTGGTGAAGTTCCATATACAGGATATGATGATCAAAATGTTTATAAGGGAGGTGTGAGTGCCAGAATTTCTGAAGAGGTTAGATCTATGCACTCTCAAGGAAATTTTTCACTCGGAGTTAGTGATGGACAGGGACATACCACAATTCGTAGGGAGTCGAAACATTTTTATCGTTTCATAAAGGGTGGTGATGATGGATTAAACAATTTACGTAGAGAGAGTATGTTTATTAATATACTAGAAGGACTGCATCCATTAGAAGCAGAAATTGTAATCGCATGTAAAGATAAAAAACTAGGAGAGATTTATAAAATTACAAAAGAAGTTGTGGCAGAGGCTTATCCTGATATCACATGGGGAGGTAGATCATGAGTAGTGTATGGACATCAAGTGAGAAGGATGAGTTAAAAGAAAAATATGGATGTGAAATATTGATTGAATGTGGATCAATTGATCAAGTTAAATCAAATAAGTATCCATCTGATGCATATATTGTTAAGTATGAAGTGGGTGATAAATTATGTTATGATCTAACAAGAGGAACGAAAGTTGATTTATTTGATATGTATTATGATAAATTTAAAAAGGCATTAAAGTCAATTGAGTATGGTATGGGAAACATCAAACCTCAATTATGGAATTATAATAAACCAAAAGAAAAGAAAAAGAGAAGATAATATAAAATTGTAACAGAAATTACAAAACTTCTTGACTATATAGTGTGGGTATGCTAACATACCTTTACGTTCATCCAAATGATAGAACTCACACTACTGGCATCACTCCTCTCTGAACACAATGCTTCCCACTGGGAAATGTCTTGTTCAGAATGGAATAAAAACAGAATTGAGATACTTAGTGATAAAAATCTTAACTCTGATGCTCACGAGTATCTTATAGATTACTTGAGAACTAAGGTGTCAGATGACTGTGATGCTTATATCATCGGACGCAAGTAAGCCGACACGGAACGGGTTCGTTCATCTCCCACGGGAGACGCAAATGCCGACTGAAGGAACGGGAGTAAAAAACCCTACTACTTACAGGAGAAAACCGATGGCAAAAGTCACATACCGTGGTGTCGTATATGACACCGACAGGAACAAAGCAAAGCAGACTAACAAGGTCGATCTAACTTACCGTGGTGTAAGACAAGAAAAAGAACTTACAAGTATTAAATGATTGAAA